CTGTAGAGGCATTCGGCACGTCTATGGACCTCATGCAGCTTGAGAAGAAAGTGCGGCAGGAACTCAAGGAACAGCTTGAGAGCGAGTATGAGGCCAACTTACTTGCTTCGGACCCTGTGGAGTATGAAAAATTTATGCACGAACGCCTAGACAAGGGCAGTGCGGATATTTCAGACCAGGAGCCCGAAGAGCATGTCGGATGATAAGAAGAACGTAGACGATTTGAACACCCTGTATTCCGAGGGGGAGTCAGTCGATTCGGATCTTTTTGCCGAAGCCCGCAACAACATCCTCATGAAGTCGGGCGAGCAGTACACGCGGCGGGGTTCAAAATTCTGGAACCGCATCCGTTCTTCGCAGCATATCAATGGTGATTGGAAGATCAGGCTCACCAAAAACCATATTCACAAAATTACGAGCTCCCTTGCGTCCAATATTACGGACTATGCGCCCTCAGTGGCGGTTTTTCCGGCGAATGCGAGCGAGTTATCAGACAAAAAATCAGCGGAGCTCAACAATTCCGTGTGGCAGTACCTCAGGCACGCTCATCGCCTCAACGAAAAGACCCGCCAGTGGGTGGAAGACTACGTTGTCCTTGGAGAATGCATCGCTAAGGTGTTTTTTGACCCTAATGCGGGCAAATTCATGGGTTATGAGCCTGTTTTAGACGAAAACGGCCAGCCTTTCATGACTTTCGACGAGGCTTCTGGCCAACACAGCATCGAAGAAGACAAGGCTAAGCCCGTGTTCGAAGGCGACATCGTGTATGAGCGCATTTTGGCGTTCAACTTGCTGCGCGCACCCGAAGCCAAGTCGTTTGGGGATTCTCCTTGGTTTTGCTACAGCAAGATGGTGTCGGTTAAGGACTTCAAGCGCATCTTTGCGGGCGATGACGAGAAGCAGAAGATGATTGAGGAGACACAGGACGAAACTTACACGGTTTTTGACAGTGTGTCGGGTTCGTACAAGCGCTCCAAGGGCCAGTGCATGTTGCGCGAGTTCTACTTCAGGCCATCACCCTGCTATCCCAAGGGATATTTTTACGTGGCGACCTCTAAGGGGATTTTGTTCGAGGGCGAGCTCCCCTTTGGCATCTTTCCGATCGTGATGCAGGTGTGGGACGAGATCCCCACCACGCCGCGCGGGCGATCGATCATTAAACAACTGCGGCCGCTCCAAGTTGAGGTCAACCGGTGCGCGTCCAAGATCGCTGAAGCGCAGATGACCATGGGGGACGATAAGCTTTTGATCCAGCACGGATCGAAGGTGTCCCAAGGTGTTGCGCTTCCCGGTGTGCGCTCCATTGGCTATACGGGCATCCAGCCCATCCATCTTCCTGGCAGATCCGGCGAGCAGTACATGACGACACTCAAGGACACCATTGGTGAGATGTATGCTATCGCCAATGTGACCGATCCTTTCTCAGGGGCGTCCGATAAACAGCCGGCGGGTGATCCTTATACAATGCTGTTTGCGTCCATGCGCGACAAACAGAAGTTCTCCATTTATGCCGAGAAGTTTGAAGAATTCCTCATGGACATCTGTGAGATCTCGCTGGAGATCGTGAAGGCCTACTACGAACCTGGCCGCATCATCCCCATCATTGGCAAGTCCGAGATGGTCAACATCGAGGAACTCAAGAACACGGTTGATACCAAATATCAGATCAGGCTTGAGCCCCAGACCGATGACATGGAAACCAAGATGGGCCGGCAGCTCGCGTTCAACCACGTTCTTCAGTACACGGGGCAGAATTTGTCGCGCGAGGATCTCGGCAAGCTCATTCGGCACATGCCGTACGCCAACGTTGAGGGCATGTTTGACGATTTGACGATTGATTACGACAACGCGACGAATGACATCTTGGCGATGGATCGGGGCCGTCCACGTCCTGCGCGTTCTGTCGATAATCACGAGTACATGCTCAAACGCCTCACGCACCGACAAAAGGGTGCGGACTATGAATTTTTGCCCCCCGAAGTACAGATGCTCTATCAGCAGAAAGTCCAGGGGCACGAGCAATTTTTGAAACAGCAGGCTCAGGCTGCAGAGGCCGCGGCAGCGGGATTCATCCCAACGGGTGGGTACGCTGTGAAGGCGGATCTGTACGTCACTGATAAAGAAGGCAAGACCAAACGAGCCACTGTTCCATATGAGTCCATGCAATGGCTCATCGATAAGCTTGGTGCACAAGGAAGTACTCAAGAGATGTTAGATAATTTGCCTCCGTCCGCGGTCTCCCAAATGGTGGGAAGCGGGGGGATGCAACCTCAAGGTGGCGCGCCTCAAGGACCTGGAGCGCAGGGCATGCCAGCCAACCCTTTGGGGAAAACCGCGTAAGAGGTAATCAAGCCTCAAGGAAAGGAAAAACGCGCCATGGAAGTTCAAGCAACCGAGAGCCCATCCACGTCTACTGAATCAGCAGCCCCCGTCTCTACTCCGAGTCAGAGTCCTCAAGTATCATCGAGTAAAGAAGCGCCAAAGCCACAAGCGTCAATAGAAACCGCATCCAGTGTCCCGAGTGAAGTTCCATCATATAAGGCTAACACCAAGTTTAAGGTGTACGGCAAGGAACACGATATTGATGCGATTTTTCACGGCATCATGACAGATGCGGAGAAAGAAAAACGCATCCGTGAGCTCCACGAAAAAGCCTACGGCCTGGATGAAGTCAAAAATAAATATCAGCGCGTTCGCCAGCGCTATGAAGAAGTTGAGCCCCTCACGAAGAAGTGGAACCAGCTCAACGGGCTCATGAACCAGGGCGACTACCACAGCTTCTTCAAGGGCCTGGGGATTTCTCCAGAAGTCATTCGAACTTATTCCCAACAGCTTGCTGAATATGAGCAGTTGACGCCCGAAGGAAAAGCCGCTTATGATTTAGGAGTAAACGAGCATGAACAGTATCTGTCGCTCCAACAAGAGATGGCAGAACTTCGTGAGCAGTTTGCGCACAGTGCCACCCAAACCAGGGGGCAAGAGTTAGACTCTGAGCTCGCAAGGCCAGATGTCTTAGCGATCGTAGCAAAGTATGATTCCGCTCATGGTCAGGGATCTTTTAGGAACCTCGTCATTAATACCGGCGAGTCTACTTGGAAGACGACTGGCAAGGATTACGGAGCTGGGGCTGTTGTCAATTACTTGGTGGGGCAGCTAAAGCCGTTTCTTCCGCAAGAAAACGGCGCTGTAGCGCAAGCCTCTTCCCAGATTGAGACAGTGCAGGGACGTCCTGTCGTTAAGCAAACGTCGCAGGCCAAACCTTCACTCCCCAACATACAGGGACAAACTACGTCGCCCACAAGACGAATTCCTAGGTCTATTGAAGATTTAAAACGAATCCGCAAAGAAAAGGCTGCCCAAGATCGGCAGCAAGTTGGGGATTCTTATGTCGCATACTAATTTTTAGGGGGATAAATGGCAACGGACGTAACTTTTTCTTCGATGCTAAACCAGTACCTGCCCAACGACCTCATTAAAGAGGAAATGGCGAAGCGGGACTATTTCTGGAAAAACCTGGAACACGACGAGAATTGGCTTTCGGGTGATTTGATCGTTCCTTTTCGTGCGGGACAAGCTTCTAGCGTGAAGTTTGGCTCCCTCACCGCAGAAGCGGACATCAATCAGTCGAGCTACATTCGTGGCGTGAAGACCGGTCAGCCGGAACTCTGGGGCTCCTTGAAGTTCTTCCACAAGGACCTCATGCAGCACGGCAAGATTTCTGAGCAGAACTTCTTGAAGCTTCTGCCCAACGAAATCGACGACTTCATGGGTTATCTGAAGATGGCGCTCTCGCTGACCTTCACCAACTCGGCATACTTTGCCAAGGGTTTGAGTGATGGATCCAGCGTCGGTGTCATTACGGTCGATCGCATCGAGCGTTTTGAGTACGGTCAGCCCGTGATGCTGGAAGACGGCGACACGGCAGCTGCTCAGTACTGGGTTGGTGCGGTGGATCTTAACCTTAATACGGTTAAGCTCTACACGACGGTCTCATTGGCCACGCCTGCAAACATCACGGCCTACACGTTTGCTCAGAGCCCCAAGTTCTACTTCGTTGGGCACGATGTTTCGGGTAACCGGCTTACGAACCTGCGAGCATCGCTCTTGTCTGCGGCCAATGGTGGGGATGCAGCGCTTTACGGCGTGACCAAGACCTCTTACCCGCATACTCAGGCGATCAACGTCTCGGGTGCAGATATCACGGCAGCGAATCTTCTTGAGAAGCTCTTCGACGCGCAAACCACGGTTCGCAATAAGAGCCGCGGGATGCCGTCAAAGGCCATCATGAGCTACAAGAATTTGGGCTCGTGCCTCAAGACCTTGGAAGTATCCAAGGGCTCCTTCCGTCAGGCTTCGG